GGGAGTGTCAAGCGTTAACCGGGCAGTGGCTAATGGGGTGAACTTCTTAACCTCTGATCAAATCAACGCAATATTAAACCTATCAGGAAGCGATAAGCGCATCCCTGATTTATACGATATACCCGGTGTGGAAAGCGGTACGAAAGGCAACTACATGGAACCAGGTCTACTCCGTCAAATTGTCCGACAGGGCAGTGAATTTCTAAGCCCCATCTAAGGTAACCCAATGGCAATTACAACCTACAGCGAGCTTAAAACAAGCATCGCTGACTACCTCAATCGTGCGGATTTAACGAGCGTTATACCTACGTTTATTGATCTCGCAGAGGCACAGATTAACCGTGATGTTCGGCACTGGCAGATGGAGAACCGGGCGACAACGACCTTTGATGGGCGTTACGCAACCAGACCCTCCGACTGGATTATGACCCAGAGAATGCACTTGAGCACCGGCAGCACCACCGCAATGACTTTAATCAGTCAGCAAGCGATGGCCGAAAAGCGTATGGCCGCAAATAATGCATCTGGAAAGCCGTTGTTCTACTCACACAGTGAGTCTCAGTTTGAACTGTATCCAACGCCAGATGCGTCCTATACCGCCGAGGTTCTGTACTACCAGAAGATACCCGCACTGACCGACAGCAACACCAGCAACTGGCTACTGAGCTACGCGCCTGATGTCTATCTGTACGGCGCACTGATCCACTCAGCGCCTTATTTATCAGAGGACGGCAGGACGACCGTCTGGGCATCAATGTACCAGGCAGCCGTTGATCAATTAAACCTACAGTCTGAGACTTCTAAAACGTCTGGGGCTGGTCTTAAATTACGAGTAAGAGGATTAGGATGAGCTTTTCAAACTATTTAGAAACCGAGATACTGGACCATGTATTTGCTGGCGCTGCCTACACTGCACCATCAGCCCTTCACGTTGCACTGTATACGGCCACGCCTAATGACGCTGGCGGTGGTACTGAGTTAAGTGGATCGGGCTACACGCGCAGGACTGCTTCCTTCTCAACCTCTGGGGCCACTACGTCTAACAGCGGCGCTGTTGAGTACCCAACGGCAACAGGTTCGTGGGGCACGATCACGCACATTGGCGTATTTGACGCGGCCACCTCTGGCAACTTACTGGCCTATGGCGCATTAAGCGCATCCAAGGCTGTTGCTACGGGCGATGTGTTTCGCATTCCAGCCGGTGATCTTGACATTACGTTGAACTAATATGCTTTACAGCGCAGGGAACTACGGCTACGGAGATTATGCCGTCCACTCTATGCTGTATGGAGAGTACCAGTACGGCAGCGCGACCTACACGGGAACCCGGCTAGCAAACGCATCGTCGGTCATAACGGCAGCATCATCACTGTCTGCAAGTGCTTTACGATACCGATCTGGGTCGCTAGAGATTACGGCGGCTGCTGCGTTCACTGCTGCTGGCGAGAAGATATTCCAAGGCGCGGTGCCAATGTCCGCAGCGGCCTCGATGGTCGTAGCCGGGCAGAGTGTCTTTCAAAGATCGTCGGCACTGAGTGCGGCGGCCTCAGTCTCATTCTCGGCCAACATTACTGTGTCAGGTGGCTCAACGATATCGGTACTAGCATCCATTGTTGGTGCTGGACAGCTATCGGTCGTGGGCGCTAGTCAGGTAACCGCTAATAGCAGTGCGTTATTCTCTGGAAACATTACGGCTGCCGGGGCGACAACCATGCCTGGTGCTGCATCACTAACCATTGTTGGCACCATCTTGTGGGCAGACAACGCACTTACCTCGGTGAACTATGCCGAGATCAATCTGGCATCGAACACTTATTCTGATGCCAATCTAACAAATAATTCTTGGGAGGCCGCGTAAATGGCTGATACAACTACCACATCATACTCGCTTGTTAAGCCAGAGGTCGGGGCATCCGCAGATACCTGGGGAGCCAAGCTCAACACTAACCTAGACAATATCGACAACTTGCTCGACGGCACAACTGCTGTCGTAAATATGGACCTAAACACGCCAGACATTGATGGCGGCACGGTTGATGGCGCAGTCATCGGCGGCGCGACTGCTGCTGCTTTTACAGGCACTGTTGTTGTAGCTAACACCTCGATCAATATCGCTGGTGATGGCGCAACTGTAACCGGGATCAAAGACGAAGATAATATGTCGTCTAACTCTGCGGTCAAGCTGGCAACGCAGCAGTCTATTAAGGCGTATGTTGACAGCAAGACAGCCGGAGGTGTGACTACGGCTACTGTCGGCAGTAACGCAAGTGCCACAGCAAATACGCACCATTATGTTGGGACTGCTGGCGTAACGCTAACGCTTCCAACGCCAAGTGTCGGCATGACGATTCATGTGACTGTTGGAAACTTTGTCAACACAATCATTGGCCGCAACAGCAGCACCATTGCAGGCTCTTCAGAAAATCTGACTATCGATGTGGCAAATATGTCAATTGGATTTGTCGGTATATCAACCTCAGCATGGGTATTTATCTAATGGCTACACTAAGTTCACTCGTATCATCAGGCGGCGGTGGTGGTGCATTACCACAAATCGCGCTAACACAATCCCAGACATGGGTTCCACCGCAGGACGGCACAATATGTATACACGTTATTGCTGCTGGTGGTGGTGGTCATGCCCATACAAGTGACGGCCCTTACGGTGGTGGTGCGGGTGGTTATTGCAAAAAGAATTCTTTAGCCGTGACTACATCAGGTTCCTTCACCGTGGTGATTGGCGTTGGTGGTTTAGGCGGCTACACTAACGGAACCTACAACGGAGCAGCAGGTGGAAACAGTGCTTTTTCCGGTACTGGTTTATCAAGCACTCTAAACACTGATGGCGGGATGTATGGAACTTCTTCAGCCGGAGGTGCGGGTGGGTCGGCAGCTAATGGTGACGTAAATAACTCTGGGGGCGCTGGCTCTTTTTACGGAGGCGGTGCTGTAGGTGTTTACGCTACAGGAATGTCCGGAAGAGATAACGCACAAGGTGGTGCGGGTGGCGGTTCTTCTGATGCTCAAGGTTGGGATGGATTGACAGGCTATGGGCATATTGTTGGTGGTAAAGGCACGAAAGCAACTGTTTTTCAAAACTATTCTCCCCTATCCGCATTCCCTGCCCCCGCGTTAGCAGGAGGTGGTTCACTGTTTGGAAATCCCCACTCTGGCAGTGCATACGGTTCTGACGGTGGTATTGGCGCGGGTGGCGGAGGCGCTCGTAATGGTTTGGCTGCTGGCGGTTGTGGCGGTGACGGCATCGTAATCATCCAATACATACCCGCATAAGGAGAAAAATATGAACTATATAATTAAAGACGCTGACGGCAACATCACTAATCCTTGCATCAAAGCTAGTGCTGAGTTTATGGAAGCCAACTTTGAACATTATGAAGAGTGGGCAGAACCAGAAGTTAGAGAACCTACAGCAGCAGAAGCTGGACGTAGATGGCGTGATGAAGAACTATTGGCTACAGACACAGCTTCGCAAATACCAGACTGGCCGAATCGTGACAACATCCTGACCTACCGGATTGCATTGCGTCAATGGCCGTCCACAGATTCGTTTCCCGCAACGCGGCCTACTTTGGGTAGCTAAAAATGATCGTTGAGATTTCACTGCTTGTTAGTGGTATTAAGGCGGTCAACGAGACCATCGCCACTTTCAAGGAGGGAAAGGACAACCTGGATGGCCTTGCTGGTGTATTTGGAAGTCTGTCAGATTCCAAAACCGCTATTGAAAAGATTGACCAGCAAGTAAGCCAGGGCGACCACGTTCTGACTCAAGAGGAGGCATTGAAACTTGCCTACTGCCGGGAAGAGGTTAGGAAGCAAGAAAGGGCTTTAAAGCGCGCTACGCCTCCTACGGTTTGGCGCGACATGCTGCACTTAAAATCTAAAAGTGAGCAAGACGCAAAGCACAAAATTCGCGCACAGCAAAAGGCTGTCGCTAAAAAAACACAGATGATTCGATCCCTTGCCGAGGGTATAGCTTTTTGGGCTGTCCTTGTTGCGCTTGCAGTTTCCGTTATTTATTACACCGGCATATATGGCTAACTTTGACCCTGCTGACCCGGACGATTGGAAGGGGCTTGGTCTGGTAGTTTTTATAGGTTTTGCAGTGTACGCCACTAGATTGTATTTCGGCCCGACCTAGGGCGATCAAAGGAAAAAAATATGGCTCTCGTTGCCCTTGATGTTCCCGCCGGGATTTATAACCACGGCACAGAATTAGACTCGGCTGGCCGATGGATTGATGGAAATTTTATTCGCTGGCAAAACGGCTCAGTGCGCCCTATTGGCGGCTGGACGACCCGCAAGGCATCTGCCACAGCATCAGTCCCTAGAGGCTCTGTCGCGTGGATTGACCACAGCGATGACGCACGACTAGCGGCTGGCACTTACAACAAGCTATACGGCATTAACCAAGGCTCTGTCGTGGCTGACATAACGCCTGCTGGTCTTACTTCAGGCACAGTTAACGCCGCCGTTAATATTGGTTATGGCGGTGGCACGTTTGGCCTTACCACCTGGGGTACACAGAGACCCAGCACGGGCGTACCAGAGCACGTTACGACTTGGTCACTTGATAACTTTGGCCAGTATTTAATAGCCTGCTCCTCTAGCGATGGCAAGATTTACCAGTGGCAGCTAAATGCCTCAGTCAAGGCGGCGGCGCTGACCAATGCGCCTGTTGGCAACAAGGCCATGATGGTGACTGATGAACGATTTATCTTTGCACTGGCGACAGCGGGTAACCCGCAGAAGATTGCCTGGTGCGACAGAGAGAACAACACAACCTGGGCACCGGCCACGACCAACCAGGCAGGTGACATTGAGCTACAGACCACTGGCGAGATCATGTGCGGTGTCCGCGTAAAGGGATCGGCGTTAATACTGACTACCCTCGATGCACACTCTGCAACTTACGCTGGCCCTCCCTTTGTCTATTCGTTTAACCGGGTGGGTACTGCCTGCGGCATCATTTCACGCCAATCCGCGATAGCCGTTGATGACGGCGCGTTTTGGATGGGTACGGCTGGGTTCTTCCAGTACAACGGCGCAAGTGTGCAAGAGATGAGCTGCGATGTGCTCGACCATGTTTTTACCGACATCAACGAGTCGCAGCGATCTAAAGCCTGCGCGATCCATAATTCGCAATTTGGCGAGGTCTGGTGGTTTTATCCGTCCGCATCGAGCAATGAAAATGATCGCTATGTAGTCTATGACTAT